TCGCTCGGGGACTCGCTCGGGGACTCGCTCAGGGGCTCGCTCGGGGACTCGCTCGGGGACGTCGTTGGGAACCTCTGGTCGTTGGCCTGGTGGGGGCAGCACGACGCGTTCTGGATCGCCTACTACCTCTTCCCCGAGCAGCAGCAGCTCGTCACCTACGACCCGAAGCGGTCGGAGCAGCTCGGCCTGTGGGCGACGATCAGCCGCTCCACCGGATGGTGGTTCCCGTACGACCGGGTCGTGGTCTGCACCGACCGGCCCGTCGCCGTGCACCAGGAGACCGTGCGGTCCTCCTTCCCCTACGGGGTGACGTCGCGTCGGCTGCACCGTGAAGACGGGCCCGCGCTGCTGTACGCCGACGGGTGGCCGGTGCACTCCTGGCACGGGGTCCGCGTGCCCGCGTGGGTGATCGAGGACGAGATCACTCCGGAGCACATCGACCGGGCGATCCGTGTCGACAACTCGGAGATCCGGCGTGCCGCGCTCGAGCGGGTCGGCTGGCCGCGTGTCGTCGAGCACCTCGGAGCGGCCCCGATCGCGACGTGTGCTGACCCGGCGAACGAGCCGCACGAGCTGGCCCTGTACGAGCTGCCGCGGGAGTTCTACGAGGAGCCGGTGAACCTGCTCGTGATGACGAACGGCAGCCCCGACCGGTCGGGGGATCTCCGCCTGTACGGGGAGACCGTCCCCGCGAGCATCGTCGACCCGCTCGCCGCTGCCGCGTGGCAGTACGGCGTGCACCCCAGCGTCTACGCGGACCTCGCGCGGCGCACCTGAGAAGAGAGAAGGAACACCATGTCGATGACATACGCGGACGCGCTCACGAAGGTCGGCGCGACCGTCCCGGAGCATCTGATCGCTGACGCGGAGGTGCCGGTGCTGACCGGCCCGCAGGCGCAGGGTGACCTGCTGATCGTGCCGATCGCGGGCACGACCGCGGACCTGCAGGCGGTGCCTGACGAGGGTGTGCAGGTCGTGTTCGGTGAAGCGACCGGCAACTCGCACTATTTGCACCGCGGGTTCGAGTCGCCCGGCGTCGAGTACGCCCGCGTCACGGACGGGCAGTGCATCGCCGTCGTGCGCGTCCCGGACGGGCAGTCGGCGCAGCTCATCCACACCGACGAGCACGGGTCGAACGGGATCGGGCCGGGCCTGTACGGCATCCACGAGAAGCGGGAGCAGGCGGACCAGATCCGCCGAGTGACCGACTGACCAAGGGCCCTGTGGTCGCCGTGGGCGGCGCCGGCGTCAAGGCCGGGCAGGGCACGCGAAAGGAGCACGACATGACGACTGACACGCTGACGGCGCCGCTGGTGCGGACCCGGTTCGGCGCGGTCCTCGGGATCGACTACCGACGCACTGACCTCTCCCCCGTGACTGTGCCCGGCCAGGTCCGTGCGCAGCATGTGATGCCGGGCGACACGATCCTGGTCGGCGAGGACCGGTACGTGGTGCATGCGGTGCGGAACGCGGACGGTGATCGTCGCATCATCACCGAGTCCGCCGGCGGTGCGCCCGTGGTGTTCGAGTGGCGCGCTGAGGGGCTTGTCGACGTCGTTGCGGTGGGGGCGTTCGACCGATGAACGCTCCGATTCCCCTGCCCGCGGCGATCACCGACCCGCAGTCGGCGAACGCGTGGTCGCACTATGTGCGCGACAAGATCACGCCGACGCCGGACACGTCGAGGATTGTCGGCCCGGACGACGTGATCGCCGAGCTGCAGAACCTCAAGGCCGCGGCGGGGCGCATGGTCCTCGTCGTGAAGGAGGCCGACGAGATCCGCGGGGCGACGGCGCGTGGGCTGGCCCGGGCGACCGCGACCGCGCAGATGAAGGTCCGTGACGAAGCTCGGGAGGAGAAGCTCACCGTCGACGAGAAGGCCGCGCGAGTGGAGCAGCTCACCGCGGACGCGGCGGACGGCGCGGCGGTCGCGGAGCGGGCGTACCAGTATGCGAGGTCGGTGGCACGGCTGGTCGATGACCAACGGTCGGCGGTGCAGACGATCGCGCGACTGGTGGAGCTGACGTACTCGCTCGCTGGCGGGCGGCGGGGTGCGTGATGGGTGCTGCTGACTTCACCGCCGCGACGGTCCGCACAGCATTCTTCGACCGGGAGCAGGAGCGGTGCTTCCGCTGCTACCGGGGGCTCCGGTTCGAGGGGCGCGGAGTCGAGTGGTCCGCGCATCACCGGAAGCCCCGCGGGATGGGCGGCTCGAGCGATCGGGCGCGCGCGTCGATCACGAACTGTCTCGTTCTGTGCGGATCGGGCACGACGGGATGCCACGGGTGGGTGGAGAAAGAACGCGACGTCGCGACCGGTCAGGGGTATCTGATCCCGAAGAACGCGACGACGGAGGATTTCGCGCCCGCCGCTGTGAGGGTGCGCAGGTGGGACGGGTCCTGGTGGCTCCTGACGGAGTCCGGGCGGGCCGTCGAGGTCGAAGAAGGGGTGCCGCTATGAGCAAGGCTGAGGGGTTCGCCGCGATCCCGAACTGGATGATCCGCGACAGGTCGATCTCGCCGAGGAACATCATCGTGTACGCGTCGCTCGCGTCGCGGTCGGGTCTGGGGGGCATCCACCCGTCGCAGGCGACGCTTGCAGACGAGACGGGCCTCACCGAGCGGACGGTGCGCACTGCACTCCGCGAGCTCGAGGAGTTGGGCGTCATCGAGAGAGTCCGCCGCACGGCGAAGACGCGTGGACAGTCCAACCGACTGCCCGATGGATATGTGCTTCACCCGAACGGGAAGCTACCGGCAGATTTTGCCGGTAGGTCGAAGCTACCGGCAAAAAAAGACGAAGCTACCGGCAAAAACGAGCACTCCACACTCCTTATAGAGGTAGAACCCGTAGAGGTAGATAGCGCGAAGCCGAGCTTCGCTGAGTTCTATCTGGCATATCCGAGGAAGGTCGGTAAGGAGGCTGCACGCCGCGCGTTCGAGAAGGCGGCGAAGCTGACCGACTCTGAGGTGATCGTCGCCGGCGCTCGCCGGTACGCAGCGGATCCGAACCTCCCCGACAAGCAGTTCATCCCTCATCCGTCGACATGGCTGTCTGAGGGCCGGTGGGATGACGAGCCTGAGGCGCCGCGCGCGCGAGTGATCCATGCCCCGTCGATCGCTGACTTCGCTGACGGCGACGAGTGGATGGCGTTCAACCGATGAAGCCTCCGATCCAGTACTTCGGCGCGAAGGGTGCGATCGCGGATCGGATCGTCTCGCTCATGCCGTCGCACGCCGGGTACGTCGAGCCGTTCGCCGGATCCCTCGCTGTGCTGCTCGCGAAGCCGCCGGTGGCGGCCGAGGTCGTGAACGATCTCGACAGACGGCTGATGACGTTCTGGCGTGTGCTCCGGGACCGTCCGGAGGAGTTGGTCAGAGCGGCCTCTCTGACTCCGCACTCGCGAGCTGAGCTGGCCGAAGCTCAGTCGCTCGCCGCGACAGACGACCTCGAGCTCGCCCGCCAGGTGTGGGTGTTGCTCACGCAGGGGCGGTCAAGGACGCTGCAGCGCACGGGGTGGCGTTTCTTCGCGAGACCTGACCGGGGTGGGTCGGCATTCGGGCAGTACATGGCCGCGTATCGTGACCGGCTTCCGGCCGCGGCGCTGCGCCTGGCCGAGGTGTCCCTCGAATGCCGGCCGGCGCTGGAGGTGGTCGAGCAGTACGGGGCATACGAATCGAACCTGCTGTACGTCGATCCGCCGTACGTCACCGAGAGCCGCCAAGGGGGTCGCTACTCGATCGAGATGTCCCGACAGGATCACATCGACCTCGCGCACGAGTTGAATCGGTGCAACGCCTCGGTGATGCTCTCGGGCTACCGGTCGAAGGCATACGAGGACCTGTACGGAGACTGGTACCAGGTCTCCATCAGTACGACGTCGGCAAATTCGTCTGACCGTGCGCGAGTCGAGGTCGTCTGGTCCAACCGGCCACTGGAGTCGGCGCTGTTCGAGGTGATTGCATGACCCTCGAGGCATTGTCGCCGGCGGCCGTCGCGGAGCGGTACGTGCTCGGCGCGCTCATGGCCGAACCCGGCGTCCTCCGCGACGTGCAAGCCCTGGTACTCCCCCGCGACTTCGAGGATCTGCGGCTCGGCGCGATCTACGCCGGGATCTGCCGTATGGCCGTCGACCGTGAACCGATCGACTACATCGCCGTGGGCGACAAGCTCGCCGGGTGGGACGTCCGCGGGATCGCGTGGGGCGACCTGTCCGGGTGGGTGTCGTCAGTCCCGTCGACGGCGAACGCCGCCTACTACGCGACGCTCGTGCGGGAACGGGCACTGAAACGGGCGCTGGAGAACATCGGCGCCGGCCTGCAGGCGGAGGGCGACCCGGGTGTCGTGCTCGCGAAAGCGCTCACGGAGCTCGGCGAGCTGCGTGACCGGGATGCGGTCGGTGCCCAGCGCGCGCGGATGCTCCGTGAAGTGCTCGACGTGCCCGAGCTCGAGGACGCGTACGACTGGGTGATCCCCGACGTGCTCGAGCGACGCGACCGGCTGATGCTCACGGGCAGTGAGGGTGGCGGGAAGTCGACGATGTTGCGGCAGGTCGCGCTGCTCGCCGCGGCAGGGGTGCATCCGTTCACGTTCACGAGGATCGACCCGGTCCGGGTGCTCGTCGTCGACGCGGAGAACAGCGAGCGGCAGTGGCGGCGCGCGGTGCGGCGGATGACGGACGAGGCCGCGATGCGCGGTGTTCGGGATCCTCGGGATCATGTCGCCCTGGAGTGTGTGAAGTCGATCGACATCACGCGTGCTGGGGATCTGTCGATGATCCACCGGCGGATGGATGAGGTCGCCCCGGATCTGCTGCTGATCGGTCCGCTGTATCGGCTGGTGCCTCGTGCGATCCAGTCGGATGACGACGCCGCGCCGGTTCTCGCCGCGCTGGACTCCCTGCGTGACAGGGACGTCGCGATGTTGATCGAGGCGCACGCCGGGCATGCGGGATCCGCGTCGGGTGAGCGGGATCTCCGCCCCCGGGGGTCGTCGGCGCTGCTCGGGTGGCCGGAGTTCGGTCTCGGGTTGCGGCGGGAGAAGCAGGTGAACGCGGGCGGGCTCGTGAAGTTCGCGCTGGTGCGGTGGCGCGGCGACCGGGACAAGAGGGACTTCCCGGCGAAGTTCATGCGCGGGTCTATCTGGCCGTGGGAACCCACGGTCGGCTGAGTGGGAAAGGGGACGGGGATGAGTATCGACACGGAAGTGACGGTGACGCTCGCGAGAGTGGAGGTCGCGGACGACTACAGTGTGGCGCTCACGGTGCACGACCTCGCGTCGCACGCCGACGCGCTCGTCGGATTGTCGTGGTCGCAGGCGGAGCAGCTCGCCGACGAGCTGCGCGAAGCAGCCGCGGAGGCCGCGGAGGCGCTGCGGTCTGATCGGCCGGTGATCGTCGCGCACGGGTTCGACCTGGCCGACACCACGTTCACGATGGCGCACGCCGACGACGACTGCTGCGGCGTGCTCCAGGACGGGTACGTGTGCACGCGATCGCAGGCGCACACGGGCGCCCACGCGGCGCACATCAACTCGAGCCAGGTGGTCGCGACGTGGGAGCAGTCATGAGCCTGCCGCTGCTGACCCCGCTGGACACGCCGATCTTCGACGAGGACGTCATCGCGGAGATGGAGGAGCACTTCGACGACGTCGTCCCGTGCTTGCCGGACGACTGCGGCGAGCCTGCCGTGCTGCTGCTCGCGAACCGGTGCTGCAGCGCCGGGATCACGGTGTGCGCGCGGCACTACGCGCGGTGCCGGGCGTGGTGGGCGGTGTTCGTCCTGCTGCACCGCCATTCGATGACGTGCATCTCCTGCGGGCACGTGTGCACGGCGGGGACGCCGTTTGAGGAAGCGTTCAAGGAGGTGCCGCTGTGAGTGCGGGGCCGATCCGTCGGGAGCGGGAAGCGTTCGGGAAGCGCCCGCCCGTGTCGACGACAGCGAAGGACCGTGTCTGCGCCGCCGGCACTGGCCTGAATGCGACCCTCGGGCACGGGTACTGCGGCAGAGGGTCGGCGCCGACGGTCGATGACTGGTCGGATGTGACGTGCGCGGACTGCCACGCGGCCCGACGAGCAGATGCGGCGGTGTCGCGATGAGCCGCACCCTGGACCGCCTGGACGACGCGTTCCCGCACGGTTCCCCGGACGGGTACCGGCAGGGCTGCCGTGGGTCGGTGTGCCCCGCACCGTTGGCGTGCCGTGACGTGTTCCGCCGCTACTCGGGCGACCTCACGTTCAAGCGGCTGCTCGACGCGGGCACGCCGCTGGCGGAGATCCTCGCCCGTGAGGCCGCGGACGCCGCGGCTGCCGTCGAACGCGACCGGGCCGCGGCGCGCACGCAGCGGCAGGCCGAACGTGACGCCTCACGCCCCCGGAAGCCGAAGTGCTCACCGAGCGAGTATCAGGCGCAGCGTCGGCACCGGTCGGGGCTGCTGCGCGACAACCTCACCGCGCTGCACGCGACCGGTCTCACCGACGTGCAACTGGCCGCGGAGCTCGGCATCGACCGCAGCTACACCAGTGCCCTGCGCCGGAAGCTCGGACTGCCCGCGAACCGCCCCCCGAAGACCGAACGGCCGACCGGGATCCGTGAGGAACGCGCGCAACGGTTCCGGGAGCTGCACGCCGCGGGCCTGACCGATCAGGAGATCGGCGACCAGATCGGGATCACCCAGCGTGGCGCGGCGGCCCTCCGTCGTCGCCTCGAGCTCCCCGCCAACCATGTCACCCGCGCCCGCTCGCCGCGCGTACCGCGGGCGCCGCGCCACGACCACGGCCCCGACATCGCCCGCCTGCACGGTGAAGGCTTCACGGACGCGCAGATCGGGGAACGCCTCGGCCTGTCCACAAAGTGGGTCGCGGTGCGGCGCCGGAAGCTCGGACTGCGCCGAGGGTCGAAGTGGGACGGGGTGGAGCTGCAGCCGCACGGCACGAACGCCTGCTACGCCCGCGGATGCCGGCAACCCGAATGCGTCGAAGCGCACCGGCAGTACCACCGCGACTACGTGCAACGGCGCCGAGCGGAGGGCGCCCGCGAGTACCACGGCACCGCGTACGGCTACCAGCTCGGATGCAAGGCCGGCGCCGACTGCCCCGCGACCCCGTCGTGCGCGGACGCGTCGCTCGCAGCGGAAGCAGCCCGCCGGCGCGCTGCGGGGATCCCGCCGAAGGAGCTCGTCGACGCGGGCCCCGTGCAGGCGCACATCCGTGACCTGCTCCACGCGGGGCTGACCGTCGCGGACATCGCGGACCGTGCGGGACTGTCGTTCCCGATCGTGCGGAAGATGATCCACTCACGCGGCCGGGGTCGCGGTGTCGTCCGTGAGGTTCTCGCCGAACGCGCCGCCGCCGTCCTCGCCGTACCCCTGCCGGAAGGAGCCGCGTCATGCGCATCCTGACAGTGCGTCAGCCGTGGGCGTGGGCCATCGTTCATGGTCAGAAAGACGTCGAGAACCGCGTCCGGAACATCGCCGGCGACTACCGCGGGCCGGTGGCGATTCACGTTGCGGTGCGCGACGACGACGAGGCGTTCGAGCCAGAGCACCCCCTGTACGGGATGATCTTCGCGCCGTGCCCGAATAGGGCAAGCAACGCTCACAACCGGCATCACTGCCACTGGTGCACGCAGACGGCCCCGTCGAAGTACGGCTACAAGGGCTGCATCATCGGCGTGGTCGACCTCGTAGACGTGCACGAGGACCGGTGCTCGACACGCGGTGATGAGCCGTGCGGCGGATGCTGCTCGCCGTGGGCTGACCACGACATGTGGCATCTCGAGCTCGCGAACCCGCGCCCGCTGGTCGAGCCGATCCCGTTCAAGGGTGCGCTCGGCCTCCGCCGACTCGACGACGCAACCACCACGGCCGTTCTGGAGGCGATCGCATGACCGCGCCGCTGTTCGAGCTACGCGACTTCGCGCCCCCGAAGCCCGCCCACGCTGACGGATGCTTCTACTGCCGCCCCGACGACGACGGCATCTACCCCGACCGTGAACGTCACGACCGTGACCACCTCCCGATCACGTGCACTATCTGCGGGGACACGGAACCGAATCGGTTCCGTCTCGAGAACAACCACTCCCGGATGCTCGGGGACTGGCGGCCGGTGACGTGCACGTCGCTCTGCCTGCGCCTCAACCACCTGACCTATGACCTGCTCCACCGGGAGACCCCGGCTGCGCGCGACTGGACCGCGATCGACCTCGGCTGGCGCATCGCACCAGACGGGGAGCAGCTGCCGCCCGCCGACTGGGCCGAACGAACGCGAGGCGCCGCATGATCCCCGTCGACGCGATCGACCCGGACCAGCACCACCACGACTGGCTCCGCGAATACGAATGGCACCTCGACTGCGTGCCCCCGATCATGGACGAACTGATCGGCATGACCCTCCCGCACATCCACGCCACCCAGATCGACCGCCCACGCGTGTCCGGCGGCGGGTTCATCGACAACATCGACCTCGCACGTCTCACCGTCACATCCGACGGCCGATTCGCCGACGCCGGCGCCGCCGCCGACGCCACCGAGCTATGGCGCCGCCTCGTCGACTACGTCGGCGCCGTCACCGCGTGGATCAACGTCGACGTGCACGTACCGTGGGCGCCCACCCTGCCACCCACGCTCACCCCCACCCCGGACGCCGACCCGCTCACCGCGCGAGCCCTCGCGCTCACCACCATCGGCTGGCTCATCGACCACGCACCCCACATCTCCACCATCCGCGAGCTCGACGACTACCAGCAGGGCATGTTCGCGATCATCCGACGTGTCCGCGGCCGGTACGGCATCACCCCGAAGCCCCGCCGGCCCCGCGCGCGCTGCACGACCTGCGGGCTCCTCGCCGTCGTCGTCGCGTGGGCAGACAACCCGAACGGCAGCGCGAAACCTATCCGGGTCGCCCGCTGTCAGCAGTGCCACCAAACCTGGACCGAAGGAGAAGCAGCATGAGCGCGAACGAGAAGACCCTGGATCTGGAAGACCTCAAGCGGAAGGCCTCAGCGGCAACGCCGGGACCATGGCACTGGGCGGGCAACACCGACACCGGCGAGCCCTACTTGGCGACGTGGATCAGCGGTGCGGGTCGTTGCCAGGTGCTCTCGATCGGCTCGGAGGATCGCAACCTCAACGGGCGCGCGACACAGTCGATCCGCGACTACGCGGAAGAATGCGACGCAGACGCTGACGAGATGCTGAACGGATTTCTGTACGACCAGTTCGGCGAACGGCTGCGAGACCCACGCCTACAGTTCACGACCGACCTGAGGTGCGTGAACGCCCGAGACCTGGCGGTCTACGAAGTCGCGCCGAAAGCCACGAGCCGCGAGGACCCGAAGGTGTATCGCGCGGACGTTGTGGGCATCCGCCACCCGGATGCCGAGTTCATCGCCGCCGCCAACCCGCAGGCCGTGCTGGCGCTCATCGCCCGCATCGAGGAACTGGAGCAGATGCTGACCCGCCCCCTCCCGCCCGATGCGCATGATGTGGATTGGTGGCGACGGTCGGCGTCGTTCTGGGCTGAGCAGGATGAGCGACACGAGGCGGAGCGCGATCACATGGAAGCCGCGATCCGGGAAGCGCTGGACGTGGTGCGCTCGGGGAGCGTGCCACTCGGGGTGAGCGAGGCCCGCCACTGGGACCGCCTGCTGGCCGAGTCCCGCCGCATCCTGTCCACCGCAATCGAGAAGGGAGAGGCCAATGACTGAACGCATCGACCACGCGAGTGCCGCGCAGGCACTGATCGACCAGTACACGAAAGCCGGCCCGTCCGCGCAGGTAGTCGCCGGCGCGATCGTCGGGCACGCGCTGCTCGCGATCGCGGAGCAGATGCAGATCGCCAACCGTGTAGAGCTATGGCGGGGATGGACTGACGGGGATGCCACCGAACGGTTCTCGGGAGTGCTCGGCGACGGTCGCCTCCCAGCGGACATATCCGCCGCGCTCGGCGTGCCCTACCCCAACCTCAGCCCCGACTGCGTCGCGGGCAAGCACCGCGCGTGCAGCGGCGACGCATGGGACGACGACACCGATAGTCCGACGCTCTGCACCTGCACGTGCCACGAACTCGGCGGCCCGTCGTGAACCTCCGCTCCTACGGCCCCGACGTGTGCCGCGTCTGCCACAAGCGCTCATGGCCGCAGAACCCGCTGCCGAAAGCCTGACCCCATCACCATGCCCACGCTCACCTACCGTGAAGCCGCCAAACGAGTCGGACGCACCCCACGATGCATCCGCTACTGGCGGCAACGCGGCATGCCCATGAGCTGGGAAACCCGCGACGGGCAACGCTGCCGCGTCGTCGACGAAGAGACCCTCCTCGCCTGGTGGCGTCAGAGGCTCCAGAACTGGCCCCCGCACCAGTACCGTCTGCGCGCCCTGCAATCGCGGGAGACGGAAGCTGACGGCGCGACACGCCCACATTCCGGGGATGGTTGACCCCGGAGTACCTTCCGCCCCTACATTCAAAGTCGTACACGTGTCCCCAGGCCCCGCAACCCCACTGCGGGGCCTTACACGTACCGCCGGCGGCGCGCACCTGCCGGCCACGGCCGGTCAGCGACGACGCCTCCTCATCCCCGGCGAACCCTGACCGGCCCCACCTTCTCATGTCGCCCCGGCCGGGAGTCGAGTCCGTCGAGCACAGCGCAACGACGATCTGGCGTGTGCCGCTCCTCCCGGCCGGGAGCACACACCACCCCGACACCGGGGAGGCAACAGCGTGGACGAACCACCCCAGGACATCGTCGACAGGCACCGCCCGCTCACCATCGAAGTCGCCGCCGACACGTGCGACCGGTGCGGCGTCCGCGCCTACGTCTACGCCGAAATGCCCTCCGGCCGCACCCTCGCCTACTGCGCCCACCACGGCACCGAATACTGGGCACAGCTCACCCGGCAAGCCGACCACGTCATCGACCTCCGCCACCTGGTCCCCAAGTGACCCGCGCGCTCCTGATCCTCGTCGCGTTCACCGCCGGGATCCTCACCACCACCTACCTCCGCCGCTACGCCGCCGCGCTCACCTGGTGGGCCTTCACCGCCGACGTCCGCAAATCAGACCCCCACCTCTACGGCAGGAGGCGACGATGACAACCCTCCACCCCTGCGACTACTGCGGCAGCGAATACACCTCCCCCTTCGCAGCCGCATTCTGCTGCGACCCCGCAGCATTCGGCGAGAACGACGACTAATGCCCACCCCCCACCAGAACGCCAACGGCCACCGCCGCCGCGAGCTCACCAAACGCGTCAAAGCAGAAGAACACACCTGCGCACTGTGCGACCAACCCGTCGACAAGACCCTCACCTACCTGCCCGGAGCCCACGGGAAACAATGCCCCACCCCCAACTGCCCCGGATGCATTCCTCACCCCCTCCGCGGCGAAGTAGACGAAGACATCCCCCGCTCCCGAGGCGGCTCCCCCACAGACCGCACCAACTGCCACCTCATGCACCGCAAATGCAACCAATGGAAGCGGGAGATGACACTCGCAGAAGCACGAGCAAAGCTCCACAACACCACCACAACCCAACCAGTCACAGCATCACCAATCTGGTGACCACAACAACCACACCGACAACACGAACGAACAGCGCACACACGAACGAAACGAAACGAACGACACCACGCCAACCCCACACCGCACCACGCCCACACACAACCCCGCACGAGACAAGGGGCACCCCACCCCCTCCCCCCAACCCAAGGCCCCCCCGCGGCATAGGGCCGATCTCTCCCCGGGTTTTCCCACTTTCCAGGGGGTGATGTCGATGACTGATCCGGTGGCGATTCTGCGTCCGCGTGACGCGCCGAATTCTGCGGAGTCTGGCGGGCGGCGGGCGTATTCGGAGGCTTTCAAGCGGGATGCCGTGGAGAAGGTCCGCGGTGGCATGTCGATTTCGCAGGTGTCAAGGACGCTCGGGGTGTCGCGGCCGACTCTGCGGTCGTGGCTGACGGATTCGCCGCCGCCTGCGATGACGATGGTCGAGGCGGTGCGGTCGGGGAGCCGGAAGGCGTATCTGACGCGCGCGCGGGATGATCTCGCGGCGGCGATCGATGCGGGGATGCCGGCGCGTGAGCGGATCGCGAGTCTGCGGATGCTGGACGGCTATGTGCAGCAGATCGAGGAGATCGAGCTGCAGGAGCGCGAGGAGTCTGCTGATGCCGCAAGTGCTCCAGACGAAGCCTGGGACGAGGACGACATCTGAGCCGCGGAAGCTGTCGGAGGTCGCGAAGCATCTGGTGCTGCCGTCGGGGATCACGTCGACGGGGTATCCGGCGGTCGCTGCGCAGTGTCGGAAGATGGGCGTCGCGCACGATGACTGGCAGCGGGGTCTCGGGAAGGCGATGCTCGCGAAGCGCGCGACCGGGAAGTACGCGGCGGGCATCGGCGGGGTTCTGATCTCGATCTGCCGGCAGGTCGGCAAGACGTTCACGATCGGGACGATCATCTTCGCCCTGTGCATCATCTTCCCGAAGCTGACGGTGCTGTGGACGGCGCATCATTCGGCGACGTCGGACGAGACGTTCGACACGCTCGCGGCGCTCGCGAGGCGCCGGCGGATCGCGCCGTACATCAAGCAGGTGCGGGGCGGGAACGGTAAGCAGCGGATCACGTTCACGAACGGGTCACGGATTCTGTTCGGCGCCCGCGAGCACGGCTTCGGGCGTGGGATTCCCGGCGTGTCGATCGTCGTGTTCGATGAGGCACAGATCCTCACGTCGAAGGCGCTGCAGGACATGGTGCCGGCGGCGAACACCGGTGCGAACCCTCTCGTGATCTTCATGGGCACCCCGCCGACGCCGACGGATCAGGCTGAGTTCTTCAAGTCGCGGCGCAAGAAGGCGCTCGCGATCAAAGCGCGTCGCGAGGCCGGCGAGACCGTCGAGTCGAACATGCTCTACCTCGAGGTGGGCGCAAACCCGGGTGATGACCCGGACGATCCTGAGGTGAGGGCGCGCGCGAACCCGTCGTACCCTGACCGGACGCCGGACGACGCGATCGAGCGTCTGCGGGAACTGCTCGGCGATGATGCGTCGTTCTTCCGTGAGGGTCTCGGGATCTGGGACGAGGACACGGCCGCTGATGGGCCGCTCGCGAAGCTGTGGTCGTTGCTCGCAGTCACCGCGGCGCCGACGACGGGCGACCGCGCGTACGGTGTGGCGTTCTCCGTCGACGGGATGCGAGTGTCGCTGGCCGGGTGCCTGCTGTCCGGGGAGCGTGCGCACGTCGAGCTCGTCGACGCGCAGCAGGGGCCGGTCGAGGAAGCGCTCGCGCCGCTCGCCGACTGGTTCGTCGCGGACGTGGGTGGGGTGCCGCGGTGGCGCCGCGCGTCTCGGATCGTGATCTCGGGTCGTGCTGGCGCGGCTGTGCTGGAGCGGCTGCTCCTCGAGCGGAAGGTGTCGCCACGGCGAATCGTAGTCGCGACGTCGGCGCAGTACTTCCAGTCGTGCGGTCTGCTGCTCGAGCTCGCGGCTGCATCCGCGAAGGCGGTCGCCGCGGACAAGGAGCCGACGTTGACGCACCTGGCCGATGAGGGGCAGGCGCAACTGGACGCGTCAGCGACGTCGGTCGTGCAGCAGCAGCGCACCCGTGATGGTGCGTGGGGTTGGTCGTCTCCGTCGGGTGACGAGACGCCGGCGGAGGCCGCGAGCCTGGCCCTCTTCGGGGCGAGGACCGGCCGCCGGACGACGAACGAACGGAAGGCGGTGTTCCTGTGACGATGCTTTCCGTATCGGTCCCGAGTTTGGATCTGGACGGCGCCGACTCGGACCTGTTCGCGAAGCTCTTTACGACGTGGATGCAGAAGCGGCGCCGTAACCTGCTCCGCACGGTCTACTACGAGGGCAAGAACGCGCTCAAGGACTTCGGGATCGCGGTGCCGCCGCAGATGCAGCAGGCGTTCACACCGCTGCAGGAGATCGCGAAGGGTGTGCACGCGCTCACCGACCGCTCCCTCTTCGAGGGGTTCGTGGCCGGGTCGGGGTCGGACGACCCGTTCGGGCTCGCTGAGGTGCTGGACGAGAACGACTTCGAGACGGAGTTCCCGCTCGCGACGACGTCGTCGGCGATCCACGCGTGCGCGTTCCTGACGGTCACCAAAGGCGACGTTCAGTCGGGAGAGCCGCGGTACGTGGTGCTCGCGCGGTCCGCCGACACGTCAGCCGCGACGTGGGACCGTCGTCGTCGAGCGCTCGGCGGGTTCCTGTCCGTCCTGGACATGGATGACACCGGGCCGACCGAGATGGTCATGTACACGTGGGAGCGCGTGTACACATTCACGAAGTCGCCGTCGGGGCACTGGTCAACGAAGTGGGTCCCGAGCCAGCTGGGCGAGGTGACGGTGTCGCGGCTGGTGCTGCAGCCGGAGCTCAACCGGCCGTTCGGGCACTCGCGGATCACGCGGACCGCGATGGGGCTCACCGACGCGATGCTCCGAACTCTGCTGCGCGCGGAAGTGTCCGCGGAGTTCTACGCGGCTGACAAGTTCTGGCTTTTCGGCGCGGACGTAACCAAGCACGTCGGCAACGACAAGTGGTCGGCGCTGATGGGCCGCATGAACGCGATCGACACGGAGCTTGGCGACGACATCAAGCTGCACCACATCCAGGGCGCTTCCCCGCAGCCGCACACAGAGCAGCTACGGATGCTCAAGTCACTGTTCGCCGATGACCAGTCGCTCGAGGTGCGGTGGGCCGATGCGTCGAACCCGACCTCGGCCGACGCGATCTACGCGGCGAAGGAAGAGCTCATCATGAAGACCCGCACGGCGAACCGCGTCTGGGGGCGCGGCGGCGTGAAGGCGATGCGAATGGTCGTCCAGCTGCGTGACAAGGTGCGTGACATTCCTACCGAGCTGCGAACGCTGCAGGCGCAGTTCACGGATCCCGCGATCGCGTCGCCGTCGGCGCGCGCGGACGCGTTCACGAAGATCTCGTCCGCGATGAAGGACGACTCGCCGTTCGCGCTGAGCGAGGTCGGTATGGAGTACGCCGGTCTCACGCGGCAGCAGATTCTGCGGTTCAAGGCGGAGCAGCGGTCTCGGCGTGTCGAATCGCTGATCGAGTCGCTGCGCGCCGATGCGCCGCAGCCGATCCCGGCGGGCGCGCCGGCTGATCCTCAGCCCGAGGAATAGCCGGTGGCCGTGGAGGACCAGCGGCGGCTGATCGAGCAGCACCGCCAGGATCTGTTCCACCTCACCAATCGGGTGCGGCAGGACCTCAGCGGGTTCCTGTACCAGATCCGTGATCTGCCGGTCGCGGACGTGCGGATGCTGCTCTCGCAGGTGATCCCGGATCTGGTCGGCCCGTACATGACGGCCGCTGGCGAGCTGTCGGCGAGCTGGTACGAGGATCTGCGGGCGGTGGTCGCTGCGCGCGGCTCGTTCCACGCGCAGGCGTCGACCCGGTGGGTTGGTGAGGCGCAGGCGACCGCGATCAGTCGGTGGGCGGTCGCGCCGCTCGCCGACGCCGACGACGTGGCGGGGACGTTGGCGCGGCTGGCGGGCGCGGCTCAGCGGATGCTGTTCGACGCGGCGCGCGGTGTCGTGGAGGGCAACGTGGCGCGCGACCCTGTGGTCGTCGGGTATCAGCGGATGCCGCGGCCGGGGTGCTGTGCATTCTGCGGGATGCTCGCGGCGCGTGGGGCGGTGTACCGGTCTTCGGAGTCCGCCGGCGGTGTCGTCGGCCGCGGGTCGACCCGCACCGGGTACGACGACGCGGGGACACGGCTCACAGGCGGTATCGGCGGTGGCGTCAAGGCGCGCGGGGTGATGAACCTCGGCGACCGGTTCCACGACGACTGCTACTGCGTGGTGATGCCCGTCTACTTCGGGACCGAGATGGCCGAGCTCGCGAGCGCTGAGACGGCGCAGTACGAGGCGATGTACGCGGCCGCGGCGAGCGCCGCCGAGGGGACGTCGACGAAGGCGATCCTCGCGGGCTGGCGCGTCGCTCACCGCACCCACTGATCGATCTTCCCTCTCCCGCGACTGGGACGGGGTTCGCGCGGCGCGACTGCCGCATCACACATGGAGGCACGAATGTCTACGCCCGAAGCTCCGGCTGAGCCGGTTGTCGAACCACCCGCAGAACCGGAGGCCGAAGGCGCGAAGCCTGACGAGCCGCTCGGGGAGGCAGGGCTGGCTGCTCTCAAGTCCGAGCGTGAGGCACGGAAGGCGGCCGAGAAGGCTGCCACCGAGGCCGCGGCGCGGATCAAGGAGTACGAGGACCGCGACAAGACCGATGCGCAGAAGGCCGCCGAGCGGCTCGCCGAAATCGAGCGTGAGAACGCCGAGCTCAAGACCGCGAAGCTGCGCGCCGAGGTCGCCGAGGCGAAGTCGGACCCCGCGAAGGGGATCGTCATCCCGGCGTCGCTGCTGGCTGGCAGCACGAAGGAGGAGCTCGAGGCGTGGGCGGATGCGCTCATCGCTTTCAAGGGCGAGCCGGAATGGGGGGCGTATGTCCCCGGGGAGGGCCGCGCGCCGGCGCCGACCAGCACAGAGGACTGGCTGCGTGCCGCGGCACGCAGCGCCTGACCTCAAGTTCATCAACTACGAAGGGAGTCGGCGATGGCTGGCTACGAAGAAATCATCAGTCGCGGCGCGGGTGGGCCTCTGGTCCCGGAGCCCGTCGCCAAGGAGATCATCAAGGAGCTGCCGCACGCGTCGGTGCTCCTGAATCGCGCACGCCGGATCCGGCTGTCGTCGAAGACCCTCAAGCAGCCGATCCTGTCGGCGCTCCCGGACGCCTACTGGGTGAACGGGGACACGGGTCTCAAGCAGACGACGAAGGCCGAGTGGGACTCGCAGACGATCACCGCGGAAGAGCTCGCGGCGCTTGTCGTCGTCCCGGACGCACTGTTCGACGACACGAACGTCCCGATCTGGGACGAGGTGCGTCCGCTGCTCATCGAGGCGATCGGCCGGAAGGTCGACGACGCGGGCCTGTTCGGCACGGACAAGCCTGTCTCGTGGCCGACCGCCGTGGTGCCGGGTGCGATCGCGGCGGGCAACACCGTCGTGGCCGGCACCGGGGACGACATCGCTGTCGACGTCGCCGAGCTCGGGCGTCTGCTCGCCGAAGACGGCTACGCCGCGAACGGGTTCGCCTCGAAGCCGGGCCTGAACTGGCAGCTCGTCGGGCTGCGGAACGAGAACGGCACGCCGATCTACGTCCCCTCGCTCGCGGCCGGCACCCCGTCGACGCTGTACGGCTACCCGCTGAACGAGGTGATGAACGGGTCGTGGGACGCGGACGTGGCGACGCTGCTCGCCGCGGACTGGTCCAAGTTCGTCGTCGGTGTCCGCCAGGACATCACGTTCGACATCTCCAAGGACGGCGTCATCTCGGACTCCGAGGGCAAGGTCATCGTGAACGCGTACCAGCAGGACTCGAAGATCCTGCGCGTCGTGTTCCGTGTCGGGTTCCAGATCGCGCGTCCCGTGACGCGGGTCGGCGGCGCGTCGCGGTACCCGGCGGCGGTGCTCACTCCGGCTGAGCCCGTTGTCGACGAGTCCTCGTCCAGCTCGAGCTCGTCGTGACGTCCTGAGGGTGGGCGTTTGCCATGCAGCGCCCACCCTCACCCTCTTCGATCGGAGGCGTGATGACTGCGGCCGTGTACATCGTCGGCGGGAACCGGAACCACGAGGAGCTGCGGTATTCGCTGCGGTCGCTCGCGGTGAACGCGGCCGACGTGACGCAGGTGTGGGTCGTCGGGAAGGTGCCCGACTGGGTGAAGGGTGTGCGGCGGCTGCCGTTGGACCCCGCGCCCGAGAAGTTCGCGAACCAGCGTCGGTCGCTGACCGCGGCGGTGAACGCGAAGGGAGCGCCTCGCGAGTTCTACCTCATGAACGAGGACCACTACGTGATCGAGCCGATCATCGGCCGCATGCCGATGGTGCACATGGGGCCGACCCGGGCGTGGTTGAAGGCGAACTGGCGGGACCGGAACTCCTGGTTCCGGGCTGTGCGGAACACGACCGACTGGCTGTGCGCTCGCGCCGGCGTCGACGACGTCCTCTGCTACGAGACGCACACGCCGCTGCTCATGGACCGGGACCGTCTGCGGACGCTGCTCGCCGAGTATCCGGCGGATGTGTCGCTTGCGATGTCGATGCTGTACGTCGCGGCGGGGGCGGGCGGTGAGGGCACGCACGCGGGGAACGCGAAGTCGAAGATCGGTGACGATCTGGCCGCGAAGCTCGAGCAGCCGATGCCGTACCTGTCCGGCAATCAGGAGTCGTTCGACGGGGAGGTCGGTGACGTGCTGCGTCGCCTGCTCCCTGACCGATGCCGCTGGGAGGTGTGACATGCCGTCGTGGACTTCCCCCACGGATGTGATCGGGTCGTGGATCGGTGAGGGCGTGCCCTCGGACCACGGGCTGGTGCAGACGTGGATCAACAAGGCGGAGCGGGAGATCCGGCGCCGTGTTCGTGACATCGACGCGCGGATCACAGCGGAGGGCGCGGAGGAGCCCCCGCGGATGGATCTCGTCGAGGTCGCGAAGGACGTGACCGTCGCGATGGTCACGCGCGTGTTCCGGAATCCTGAGGGCATCCGGCAGACGAACATCACGACGGGCCCTTTCACGAACTCGAAGACTTACGGCGGTGACGTCCCTGGTGGGCTCGGGATCACCGACGACGAGATGTCGAAGCTGCAGGGGCAGCACGACGGCGCGTTCCAGATCGATCTGATCCCGCCGACGTCGCCGTTCTACGTGGGGCCGTGATGCGCAACCTCAGCGAGACGGTGTCGCATGAGGCGTTCGTCGGCGGCGCGAAGAACTCACGCGGGAACGTGGCGGATTCGTGGGATGCGCCCACGGACGTCTGGATCTACGCGTTCAACCCGGGCGTCACGGAAGCACCGCTCGTCCCAGGCCACGACCGCACGGAGACCCGCCCGACGATCTACGCGCCGATCGGGACGATCATGACGCACCGTGACCGGGTGACGAGACGCGGCCGAGTGTACGAGGTCGACGGGGAGACCCTGATCTTCGAGTCGCCGTTCGATTCGTCGATGGACGGGGTGCGGATCCCGCTCAAGGAGGTGGCCGGCTGATGACGAACGACGTGAAGGTGAAGCTGAACCTCCGGGGCATCAACGCGGTGATGACGTCGCGGGGCGTGCAGGGCGAGGTCCTCCGCCAGGCGCGCGCGATGCAGGCGCGGGCGGGCGCGAACTTCGAGGTCGTCTCGCTGCCCCACAAGTGGACGGGCCGTGCGTTCATCCGCGCCGCGAACGCACAGGGCGCGCGCGAGGAGGCTCGCGACAAGCGACTCACCCGCGCCGTCGGAGGCAGATGACATGGGTGCCGTGACCTTCCCCGACGTGGAGACGATGTGCGTGGCGTTCGCGCAGACGCGGACGACCGCCGATGTCGCCACGAAGATCGCGAACCCGAGGCCGGTGCGCTACGCGCGAGTGTGGCGCACCGGTGGCGGCGCGGTGAACCGGGTACTCGAGCGCGCGCAGATCACTGTCACGTGCGGTTCGGCCGTCGACGACGAAGACGCGTCCGCGATCGCGCGGGAGCTGCGCCACGCGTTCCTCAACGGCTACGCGTCGATGCCGCTCGTGCGGGGCGTGGACGAGGTCGTCGGTCCGTACTTCGACCCTGACCCCGACACCGGAGAAGACCGGTACACCTTCACCCTCCAGCTCCTGGTGCGCGGGAAGCGCTGACCCCCACTCCGAAGACCACCCCTCTGCGCCGTGCAGGGGGGTTTCTCATGCCGGACATGACCGGCTCACAAGAAGGAGACACACATGTCCGTGAACGCTGCTCTGGCTCGGATCTTCGGATCCGACAGTGATGCGATCCACCTCGCCGCGGTTGGGACGACTCTCCCGACCACGATCGACGGTGAACTCGATCCCGCCTTCGAGGACGTCGGGTGGCTGCACTCCGACGGCATCACCGAGGCGCTGACGGGGTCGAAGACCGAGATCCGCGGCCACCAGGGCGCGCGCGTCGTCCGTACCCGCATCGAAACGCCGGGCACGACGATCGCGTTCGTCGCGCTCGAGTCGAAGGCGCAGACGAAGGCGCTGCGCTACTCCGAGTCGGGCGTGTCCACGACCGGGGGTGTGCGGAAGTCGACGCGCAGCACGGGACAGAAGGTCGCCGCGCGCGCCGCCGTCGTCGACGTGTTCGACGCGGACGACACCAGCATCAAGGAGCGGTGGATCTTCGAGCGCATCGAGATCTCCGCGAACGGCGACCGGGTGTTCGTGAACAACGACATCGCCGGGTTCCCGTTCATCGGCGAGGTCATCGGTTCGTACGACGTTCTCGAGGTCGTCGTCGACGACGAGTCCTCGTCGAGCTCGTCGTGACCGGGGAGGCTACGGTGACCACCGCGAAGAGGCCGGCGACAGCCAAGAAGCCCCAGGATCGGAAGCCGAAGGCGGGCGTCGTCATCGTGAGCGGCGTGGAGCTCGTCGTAGACAAGGACACGCTCGACGACTTCGAGCTGCTCGACGACATGGATCGGCTGCAGAACGGCGACAACACGCGTCTCGCGCCGGTGATGCGACGGCTGACGGGCGACAAGTTCGGGGAGGCCATGGAGGCTTTGCGTGGCGACGATGGCCGCGTGCGGCTGCAGGCCGCGTCCGAGTTCATCCGCGACGTGTTCGAGGCCGTCGACCCAAACTCCTGATCCTCAGCGAGGGGCTCGCGCATCACCGTGGGGCGATGCGTGCCTCGTTGAGGGCGGAGTATCAGATCGATCTTCGGAGCGTGCTGGAGGCGCGTTCCATGCCGCCGAGCGAGCTCGCCGAGTATGTCGTGTGGCTGCCCGCGGGCTGCGCGTTCTGGAAGGACGTCGGCGGGCCCGCCTCGCTGTCCGACGAGGTCCGCGAGCTGCGCACTGTGCAGTTCTGGCTGCGGGTGCTCGACTACCGGGAGCGTGGATCGAAGGGCGAGAAGCCTCGCCCTGACCCTGACCCGCAGTGGGCGCACGAACGTCGGCTGCAGGCCGAGACGATGACTCGGAAGGCGGCGGCGCACATGCGTCGTCAGGCACTGGCGGGCCGTGCGGGTTCGGCGTAGGTTGTCGGCCATGGGGATCAAGGACGCGTGGAATGCGCAGATGGCGCGCTCTCAGCGCGACGCCGCGTACGGGCTCCACTCGGTGAATCGTGACGGCACGTACCGGTTCATGCCTGAGGGGAGCCTCAAGCAGACGGTGCGGCCGATCGCCGGAGTGGTCGCCGAGTATGAGCCGGGTTCGGTGCTCAACGGGCGGACCACGCTGACGCGCATCGCGGCCGGCGCGATCCTCGCGGGCCCGGTCGGCGCGATCGTCGGCGGGCTGCTCAAGAAGGACACGTCGAAAGGGTACGTCGTCGTGACGTTCCCTGACGGTGGGGTCGTCGTCATCGACGGGCCGTTGAAGGACGAGCCGAAGATGCGGCAGTTCGCGGCGAAGGTGAACCTCGCGGCCGCGGAGCACACTCTCGAATAGCGGGCGGCGCAAGCCCCGCCCCTGAGAGCCCTGGAGGAATCATCCTCCGGGGCTCTCCTCTGTTGCGGAGGGGGTGTGCATGTCCACCGTCGAGGTCGCGTCTGCGTACGTCGCTCTGACGACGAAGATGCCCGGGGTGTCGAAGGACATCAAGCAGGCGCTCGGTGGCGTCGACATGTCGTCGGCGATGAAGCCGCTGAACGCGGGCATCGCGGGCGCTGTGGGTGGTCTGGTCGCGACCGTCGCGAGCAAGGCGATGTCGACGATCTCGAGCGCGGTCGGTGGGGCGATCAGCCGCGTCGACACGATGAACAACTTCCCGAAGGTGATGCAGAACTTCGGGTACTCGTCGGAGGAAGCGGCCGACTCGATCCAGGTGATGTCGGATCGGCTGATGGGTCTGCCGACCTCGCTGAACTCGATGGTCGGGATGGTGCAGCAGCTCGCGCCGCTCACGGGCGGGCTCGCGGAGGCCACCGATCTGAGCCTCGCGTTCAACAACGCTCTCCTCGCCGGCGGTAAGGACACTGTTCTCCAGTCGAACGCGATGGAGCAGTACACGCAGATGCTGGCTGTGGGCGCGGTCGATATGGCCGCGTGGCGGTCGGTCGTGACGGCGATGCCGGGTCAGATCAATCAGATGGCGGAGTCGCTGCTCGGCGCCGGTAACGGGGCGATGGATCTGTACGCCGCGATGAAGGAAGGCGACGTCACGTTCGACGCGTTCAACGAGGCGATCCTCGATCTGAACGAGAACGGGACGGGCGCGTTCGCGTCGTTCGAGGAGCAGGCGCGGTCCGCGACGGACGGGATCGCGACGGGACAGGCGAACCTGAACACTGCGATCACGCGGGGCCTCGCGAACCTGATCGCCAAGTTCCACCCCCAGATCATGGGGGTGCTCGGCGGGATCACGATGCTCGTGAACACCGCGTTCACGTCGATCTCCGGGCTGATCGACTGGGCATCCGCGAACAGCGACTGGCTCGCTCCCCTGGCGATCGGGCTCGGCGTCCTGGTCGGCGGATTCGTCACCATGAACGCGGTCGCGACGGTCGCCGCTGCCGGCGGTCTCGCGAAGTGGCTCGCGGCCACGAAGATCGCTACCGGCGTGCAGGCCGCTTTCAACCTCGTGATGACCGCGAACCCGATCATGCTCGTCGTCACAGCGATCGGTGCGCTCGTGGCGGGGCTGGTGTACTTCTTCACGCAGACGGAGCTGGGGCGGGAGATCTGGGCGAATGTCACGGAGGCGATCAGCGCCGCGGTGACGTGGCTGTGGGAGTCGGTGCTGCAGCCGGTGTTCACCGCGATCGGTGAGATCTTCACCTGGCTGTACGAGAACATCATCCTCCCGGTCGTGACGGGGATCATGCTGTACATCGGCCTGTGGGCGGCACTGTTCGAGTGGCTGTGGGACACGGTGCTGCACCCGATCTTCGTGGGCATCGGCGCAGTGTTCAACTGGCTGTACGACAACGTGATCGCGCCGATCATCGACGGGATCGTGCTGTACGTGCAGGCGTGGGCTGCGATCTTCACGTGGCTGTACGAGAACGTGATCTCACCGGTGTTCGACAACGTCGCCCGCGCGTTCGAGTTCATCTACCGGAACGTGATCTCCCCGATCATCGCCGGGATCGTCGCGACGATCGAGCTGGTCGGCGGTGCAGTGCAGAACGTGTTCGGTGGGATCGCCGCCTTCATCGGCGCCGCTTTCCAGGCAGCGTTGGGCGTCGTCCGCGGCCCGATCAACGGGATCATCTCACTGGTGAACGCGGCGATCCGTGGCCTGAACTCCCTGTCGGTGAAGATCCCCGACTGGGTGCCGATCGTCGGCGGGCAGTCGTGGGGTGTGAACCTCCCCACGATCCCGAAGCTGGCTGACGGGGCGATCGTCCGGGGGTCCGCGTCGGGCACGCTCGCTCTGCTCGGTGAGGCCGGTCGTGGACGTGATGAGGCGGTTCTCCCGCTCCCGCCCGGGTGGCAGCGCAACGGGTTCGGTGGTGCTCGTGACAGGGAGATCGTCGCGTTGCTGCGGGAGATCCGTGATCGTCCGCAGCCCGCAGTGATTTCCGCGCGTCAGGCCACCACCGCGCTCCGCGACTACGACAGGAGTCTCGCATGAAGCTCATCGTCGGCCGGTTCGGCGTCGACCTGCAGTCCGGTGAGGTGCAGTCCGTGTCGGACGACGGCACCACGCTGACGATCGGCGGGGTCACCGCGTACGCCGACCGTGCCGGCGCTGAGATGCTCCGGCAGCAGCTGACCGGGTACGTGAACTCGCCCGACGAGCCGGTCGTGCCCGTCGTGTGGGAGGAGCAGCCCGAGCTGACCGGGTTCTACCGAGTCAGCGGGGTGACGGTCGAAGAGGCCGAGGGCACCGCGTGGGAAGGCCTCTGGGACTTCTCCGTGTCGCTCGTGCGGGTGACGGGGTACGCGGCGCCGCTGATCGAACTCCGGCAGCTCGGCGCGCGGCGCCCGTCGTCGTCGTCGAAGCCCGGGGTCGCGTCGTACGCGGTGCCCGCGGCGGCACGGTCAGTGTCGTTCTTCTCCGAGGAGGATCAGTCCTGGTACACCAGCGCGTGGGCGCCCGATAACGTCGTCCGATCGGGGCAGTCCGGGGACGTGATCTACTACGGATGGCCGAACTGGTCGGGCAACCTCGTGGTGCAGTACTTCATCGACCCGGAGCGGTACTACGACGGCGCGGCGACCCTGCTGATGGGGGACGACCTGTCGCCGGTCGTGGGACGTCAGGTGCGGAACCAGCCCTCGAAGTGGCGCCTCTCGAACGGGCTGTACGAGATCGAGTCGGGGCCCGGTGACGGGCTCTCGCTTCGGCAACGCATGTGGCTGAACGGCGAGTGGACGCCGTGGGTGCCGTTCAACTTCGTCGTACTGGAGGCCGACGCGACGACCGCGCACCCGATCCCTGCAGCGCACTCGATCACCGTGCTCCGCAACTCGCCGACGGAAGTCGCGATCCGATTGGAAACGGTCACCCCCGAGAACATCGCGTACTCCCTCTACGCGACGAAGGTCGACGTCGTGGTGCGGCGCGGCGCGCGTCACGTGTCGGTGACCATGACGACCATCGACGTCGTCCGGTTCGCTGTGCAGTCCCCGAGGTACGAGCAGCTCGGCGGTGTCGTCGACGCGTGGCAACTCGAAGCGTCCGGGATCGACGGCGTCGACCACGCGTTCGGTGGCGCGCTCGAGGTGCATCTCGACTACGACACCGGGATCATCCACCCGAACGAGGACTGGATCCTTCTGGTCGACCGGTGGTCATTCACGATGAGCGCGACCGAGCAGATCATCTGGAGCACCGTCGACGGGTCGCTCCACCAGTACGAGGAATGGCTGTACGCGGCGTCGACGGTGCAAGCCGTGGTCGTCCAGTAGGGGGCGACTGTGACTATCACCGAGCGGCTGATGGGCGTCGGCGCGTGGTCGCTGGATCTTGATCCCGCTACGCCGCAGTCGGTGCTCCAAGGGTTGCGGCTCAGGGACGCTGGCCGCGGTCACCTGGTCGTGTTCCCGACGTGGGTCGACGCGGCTGCGCTCGACGACGAGGATGCGCTCGCCCTGGCCCGCTACACGGGCATCTACCTCAAGCAGGACCGGTCGACGCTGACCCTGTCGGGCATGGGCGTGAACGGGTGGCTCGGGGACGGGAAGCGGGGCCGGTCCACGCAGCAGGCGACGACGAGAACGTTCGAGGGGTGGACGACGTTCGTCACCCCCGACTACCTCGGGACTGGCATCCGGTCGACGATCGCGGGGAACTTCAAGGTCGACACGGGCCCCGTGTTCTTCAACGATCTCGCGAACCTGATCGCCGATCGCTACGGCGCGGCGTGGCGGGTCACGAATGACTTCAAGCTGGACTTCGGCACGTACGCGGCGCTGTTCCGTGAATCGCCGACCGCGCTCATCACACGGCACACCGCTGACTCGGGACGCGACTTCGACGTTCATGGCGTCACCGGTGACCTCGAGCTCGTGGAGGACATCGAGGACTGGGCGCGGCGCGTCGTGTACTGGTACGAGGACGAGAGCAGCGGGCCGACCGCGATCATCCAGGACGGTGGGGTCGACCCGGGCGACGCGCCCTTCCGTGGCCCGGACGGGTCCGCGGCGTTCGTCGACGTGCTCGTCGAAGATTCGGAGACCGACAACGCCACGGACGCGACGGCGCTGTCGCTGGCGCAGTGGGGCCGGTTCCGTGGCGTGCGGCAGGAGATCAGCCTGTCGTCGACGGAGTACGACATCGGCCGGGACATCGGCGTCGGCGACAACCTGTTCGTGTTCGATCACGATCGCGGGATCTACGACATGGGCAACCCGGTCACGTACCGGGGGCAGGTGATCTACCCGGACGTGATCCGCTGCGTCGGCTACTCGTGGCCGGTCCGCGCCGGGATGGGCGTCTGGTTCCGCCGGCATCGGAAGGTCGACTCGTCGTGGGTGCTCGAGTGGACCGATCTGACCCCGTACGTCCGGTGGGAGACCGGCGCCGCGACCGTCGACGTCGGCGCGAAGCCTCGCGCGATGACCTGAGAGGGGTGCTGCGATGCCGCTGCTGAATCCGTTCGCCGCGTATCGCGTGTCGGGCACCTGGCGTGTCGGTCACTCCGCGGTCGACTACGCGACCCCGATCGGCACGCCGGTGCTCGCGCCCGACGGCGGCGTGTACGTGCGCTGCCCCGCCCAGTTGGCCCGGAAAGCGGGGCAGGCGGGCGTGTGGGGCTACCTGCGCCTCCCGGACGGCCGCCGCATCGTCTTCTGTCACCTGGAGCGTCACGTCGCCGCTGACGGGCAGCGAGTGTCCCGCGGTGACTTGCTCGCGACGACCGGGAACAGCGGGTATGTACTCCCCTCCCCGACCCTCCAGAACCCGCACCTCGGCGCGCACATGCACACGTACGGGCTGACCGCTGCGGGCACGCGGTGGAACTGGACGCTCGAAGCAGCCGGTCCGGCACCGGCGGTCGAGACGACACCGATACCGACACCGATTCCCATCCCCGAGCCGGCGGTCGTGCCGGAGGAAGACGAGGACGACATGAACGGCAGCTACACCGTCCACGCCCGCGCCAAGACCGTCAACGGCGAGCACGACGGCGACTGGACGCTCGGGAACCCGGAGCGGATCGGTCTCGACCTTCCCGCGTACACGGACACCGCAGACCCGGCGAAGGTGCGTCGCACGATCTACAGCGACGGCAAGGGCGGCGTCATCAACGAATACAGAGGCTTCCTCGCCACGAACATCCAGGAGGTGTATCTCGCGTGGGCGCGGACGTGGGCGCGGGGAGGGTCCCGCCCCCATTCGACGACCCCTCGCGACCCGTACAGGCGCATCCAGATCGAGATCTCTCGTCTCGCGGGTCCGGCGGCGTCATGATCTCGGCGGCTATCGATGGTGATGTCGTCCTGAATCCGAACGTCGTCGTCGCGATCGTCGCGGGCGCCGTCGCGGTCACTACCGCCGCGTTCGTTTTCCTCAACGCGAGGCTGACGGATCTGCGGAAGCGGGTCGACTCCGCGGAGCGCACGAACCAGGCGCTGTGGATCTACTGCCGCCGCCTCATCAACGTCATCTACGTCCGCACCGGGGAAGAACCCCCGGCGCCGGACACGTCCATCGCCCATCTGTTCCCGAAGGAGTAAGCCCATGAACGATTTCACTCCCAGCCCGACGCCGAACGTCGTCGTGCGCAACCCGCGTGTCCGGAAGGTCGCGAACGTGGTCCTCGGCACCGCGGGTGTGCTGCTCGGTGTCGTCGTGACCGTCGACGCCGCGTCGCCCGCCTTCGACCTGTCCGCGGTGACCGTGCCCGCGCTCGCCGGGTACGCGTACCTCGCCGGGACGTTCGGTCTGACGGTGACCACACCGAACGTCCCGAACTACTGACCTGTCTGGGTGCCCGCCTGAGAGGAGGCCGTGCTGATGACTCTGATCGTTACTGACGAGCTCCAGATTCTCGACTCGTCGGGGCAGCCCGCGACGGGCCGGATCACGTTCACCCAGTCGGCGCGGGTGATGACCGCGGATGCGCTGGTCACGACGAGTGTCGGCACGGTGACCGTCCGCAACGGGCGGATCGAAGCGCCGCGGGTGCTCGAGCTCCCGCCGACCCCTGATGGGGAAGGCGTGCTCGTCGAGGAGCAGTTCCTCGACCGGGGGCAGCCGACGCTGCCTGTCCGGTACTGGGTGACCGTCCCGAACGACACGTCGGTGGAGTACGCGGTACTCCCCCAGATCACCTCGCCGACGTCAGGCCCCGGCATGCCCCCGTGGGTGAAGTACATCCTCGATGCGCTCGGCGGCGGCGGGATCTCCGGCGGCGGCGTCATCGTGCTCGAGTCCAACGCCGAGATCCTCGAAGGCACTCCCGCGAACACGGTCCTCGTCCGAAAGGTGTAGCGATGCCCTCGATCCGGTCGACGTCGACATGGACGCAGGTCGGGAACGTGGACGGCACCACGAACCCGGCCGTCGTGCAGGTGCCGCGACCCTCGAACGTGCAGGTCGGTGACCTGTACCTCGTGTTCGTGTTCTTCGGGCAGGCCGTCGGCAGCGCGACCGTCCTCGAGGCGTCGACGCCCGGGTTCGAGCTGCTGAACGCGGGAAGGCTGGGCGACTCGTCGAACCGGCTGCTCGTCGTGTACGGCCGGACGATCAACAGCGCCGGCGACATCGACGCGATCGAGTTCACACCGGTCAGGGTCGCGGCGACGGGCACTCGCGCCGTCGGGATCGGTGTCGCGGTCGCGCCCGACGCCGGCTACAAGTTCGACCTGTCGGCGGAGCCCGTCGCGGTGTCCAACGACCCCGTGTGGCAGGGCACCGCGACCGGGTCGACGTCGTTCCCGTCGCAGGCGGGCGCGTGGAAGCTGTCGTTCGTCGGCACGAACACCGGGTCGACGAGCTCGCACCCCACGCACGCGGCCGCCGGTGGCGGTTCGCTGGCAGTGCAGGCGATGTCCGTGTCGAACACGCCGGATCCCGCGTCGGACTCTCGTCTGTCGCTGATCGTCGGCGGCACAGGCGTCACCTACTCGTCGAACGTCGCGAACGCGACGGTCAACACGCTGGGGATCACGCAGGTCGTTGACGCTGGCGAGCTGGACGCCGAGGTCGACATCACAGGCATCACGTCGGCGTCCGGCGAAGATACCCGCCAGATCACGTTCGACCTCACCGACCTGTCGTCGGTCGCGGCCGGTGACCTGCTCGTCGCGGTGATCCGTCACCAGGCGCAGCTCGCGTCGGCTGACTTCGTCGCGGCCGGGTTCGCGCGTGTCGGCCCCGCATATCCGGGGTCGAACGGGTCGGGCCGGATGACGGGCATGTACGTCCGGCGGGTGTTCGCCCCGTCGACGCTGCCCGCCGAGATCACCTTCACCCGCCCCGGCGGCGAGCCCGGCCGCGTGACCGGGTTCATGCTGTGCCTGCGCGCGTCGACCTCAGGACAGTGGCCGTTCTTCACGAGCGCGGCACCCGAGTACACCGGCGTCGACGCGATCGACCGGGCGACGTCGACCTACTCGGTTCCTGGCGGGCACGCCGCCCTCGAGCTGATGGCGGCCGCGGCAGAGTTCACCGCTGGGCAGTCCCACGTCCTCGCCGGCACCCCCACAGGGTTCACGGACGTGGACCAGGTCGTTTCCGGCGGCGACATCGGTGGGAACTCTCGCACGGCACTCTGGCTCGGCACCCGCGGCGTGGAGACGCCCGCCGGCGGCGCTGCCGTCGAGTGGATCGGCACGCCCGTCGCGCCGGTCGCGCAGTCGTCATCGTTCATCTCGGGCCCGCCGGCGCTGCCCCCGGGGATCCCGGTCACCGACGTGTCGCTGATCTCGATCGCGACGAGCGAGGAGACCACCGCGACCCGCAATGTCACTGTCCCGGTCCCACCTGGGGTCGAGTACGGGGACGTGCTCCTCGCGCACATCCGCCACCAGCCGAACAACTCGAGCAGCGACCTGGTCGGCGCCGGGTGGGAACGTGTCGCGCAGGCGTACCCGGGGGCCTCTCCCGATGGGCGCATCACCGGCACGTACCAGCATCTGGTGAGGTCGATCGAGCAGGAAGCGTACGTACTGTCACGTCCGTCGGGTGCGACGGGGCGTGCAGCGGTCGTCGTGACCGCGTGGCGGTCGAACGTGCCTGGGAAGATCCCGTCGGTCGTGGCCTACTCCCCCGAGTACACGGGTGTGGAGGGCACTGACCGTGCGACGTCGTCGTACGCGCGTCCGGGCGGGATCTCCGCGACGGAGGTGCTGCTCGGCGGCGCGGACTTCACGGCCGGGAACGATCACGAGCTCGTGTCGACGCCGTCGGGGTTCGTCGAGGTCGACAAGGCGGCCACGGCGGGCAGCGTCGGGGCGACGTCGCGCACAGCGATCTGGGTCGGCGCGCGGACCGCGCCGTCACCGTCCGGCGGATCGTCGATCAACTGGGTCGGCACGCCGGTCGCGCCGGTCGCGCAGTCTCTGGTCGTGCACGTCGCTGACCCGCCGCCACTCGGTGTGACTGTGTGGGACGGGGCCGAAGAGGTCGACGCGACCGTGACCGTGTGGACAGGGTCGCGTGAGGTGCCCGTGTCGCAGGTGATCGCGCTGCCGGAAACGTCGTACTCGATCAGCCAGATGGAAGCCGACATCGTCGCGGACGTCGTCCCGTACTGGGCGCACCGCGGCGGGTCGGCCGTGTGGCCCGAGATGACGATGCGCGCGTACACGAACGCCGTGTTCCGTGGGTACAAGGTGCTCGAGTGGTCCGCGCAGCGCACCAGCGACGGCGTGTGGGTCGGAATGCACGACGCGACGGTGGATCGGGTCACGGCGCTCACGGGCGCGGTGTCCGAGTTCACGTGGGCGCAGCTGCGCAACGTCGCCGTCGACGTACCGGTGGGCGGGGGGAAGATCGCCCGTCTGGAGGACCTGCTGACCGCGTACCCGGAGATGGTGCTGATGGTCGACAACAAGCCGGCGGCGTTCTTCGAGACGGAGTTCCTGCCGCTGCTCAAGACGGTCCCGAACTGGGCCGACCAGGTGATCGTGAAGATCGATGGGTCGTATCCCGTCGCGCACTTCGAGACGGTCAAGGCGGCCGGGTTCAAGGTCGCCGGCTACTTCTACTCGGTGGACATGTGGCGGATCCCTGAACGGATCCACGCGACGGACTATCCGGGACTCGAGTATCAGGCGTCGGTGGGCGACTGGGACACGCTGGTCGGGTACGGGAAGCCGACGTGGGGACACGTCATCGACTCGGTTTCGGCCGGCGCCACGGCGCTCGCGAAGGGCGCGCACATGCTGCAGGTCGCGAGCGTGATCTCGCTCGGGCCCGCGGTCAACGAGATCCTCTGAAAGGGGCCATCATGGGGCTTCCCGCGAATGTCGAGTTCTGTGAGGTCGTGGGCCGGTTCCTGCGCGCCGTGGGCGACGGGGACGACGACGGGCGCGAACCGGACGGTGTGCCCCTCGCGGGCCTGCAGATCCGGTTCACCGCTGACCTGACGCCCGCGGTCGTGAAGAACCAGTCCGCCGACCCGCCCGTCACGATCGTGATCGACCCGGTCACGTGCACGACCGACGAGGCCGGCGTGCTCCTCGGCCCCGACGGCACGCCCGGTGTGCTGCTGATCGCGTCGAACGACGAGGATCTGTCGCCGCACGGGTGGACGTGGCGCGCCACCGTCACGGGCCCCTCGTTCACGTCGATCGCGACGAGCTTCGTCGCCCCGGTCGATGGTGTCGTGGATCTCGCGACGGTCATCCCTGTGCCCGCGAACCCCGGCTCGCAGATCAGCTCGTGGCAGGCGGTCGTCGCGACGGCGACGTCGGCGCGGGACGACGCGATCGCGGCACGTGACGACGCGATCGCCGCGAAGGAAGCTGCAGAGCAGGCGACCGGCGACCCGGAAGCGATCGGCGTGCTCGTCGCGGCGTGGCTCGCCGAGCACGCCCCCGAAGGCGCCGATGGGAAGTCCGCGTACGAGCTCGCCGTCGACCTCGGCTACGAGGGGAACGAGGCCGCGTGGCTCGCGTCCCTGCAGGGCGCGGACGGCGCACCCGGGACGCCGGGCGAGCCCGGCGAGAAGGGGGACCAGGGTGATCCCGGTGACCCGGGCGAGCCCGGTGAAGCAGGCGCCCCCGGCGCCGACGGCGCATCCGCATACGACATCGCCGTGAGCGAAGGATTCGAGGGCACCGAAGAGGAGTGGCTCGCATCGCTCCACGGCACCGACGGCACGTTGGAGATCGTCGGCTCCAAGCTCCCCGGCGCGGTCGTCACCACCGACGGCGACAACCTCGTCTACGAGGTGCCGGAGGATGTCACCGCCGCCGACATCGACTACGACGAGGACTTCACGATCGCCGAAGTGATCGCGGACCTCCTCGAGCGCGTGCACGCACTGGAGACCACAGGCCCCATCCTTCACAACACGGAGCTGCCGGTCATCTCTGGCGACTTCGAGCAGGGCGAAGCGGTCACGGTCAGCAATGGCGAATGGTCAGCGACGCCCGACAGCTACACGTACCAGTGGCTGCGCAGCGGAGCGCCGATCGGTGGGGCGACGTCGCAGACGTACGAGCTCGCCGCAGGCGACGTGGGCACGAACACGGTCACCTGTCAGGTCACCGCAGTGAAGGCCGGCTACACGTCAGGTGTCGCGGTGAGCGATCCGATCAGCGTGACGGAGAGCCCCCCGGAGCCGCTGACGATCGTCGGTGCCGCGTCGCAGGGCGCGACGACCGCTGCGACGACTCGCACGGTCACGTGCCCCACGCTCCAGGCAGGCGACCTGATCCTCGTGTTCGCGGCGTCGCCCGGTGGCGGGTCGACGATGACCGTGTCGGGCATCGGCACGGTCACGGAGGTCACGGGCCGGTCGGAGTCGGGGCACAACGCTCGCGTCTGGCGGAAGACCGCCGTCGGCAACGAGTCCGGGAACACGATCACGGTGACGAACACCTCGTCCGTGCGCCACTCGATCGCGGTTGTCGTGCTGCGGTCTGCGGAGGGCGCTCTCGCGGTGTCGCAGTTCCAGAACGGGTCCCCGTCGGGCACCACGTCCGCGGCGTCGCCGACGTTCCTGACGACGCAGGCGTCGTACGAGATCCAGGCGTCGATGATCTCCACCGGTGACGCCACGACCGCGCAGACGATCACGAAGCCGGGTCCGCACACGCTCATCACGTCGGCGGTGTCTTCGGGCACCTCGTCGGGCCGCGCCGCGGTGTGTGTGTCGCACCCGTCGCTCGAGCTCCAGAACAGCGGTGTCACGTTCGGTGGCGACACGTTCACGTTCGCCCCGGGTGCTGTGCACACCGAAGTCACTCTCGCGATTGGTCTGGCATGACGCTCAAGCGGTTCGTGAAGCTCGGCGGGCGCGCCGTCGACCTGCGCGCCTACGGTGACGTGGCACCGCCTGTCATGGAGAACGACACGATCCCCGCCATCACCGGCTCCCCGATCCAGGGGCAGACGCTCACCGCGTCAACGGGCGCATGGACGCCGACCCCGGACTGGGTGACCTATCAGTGGCGCCGAAACAACGGCGCCATCCCGGGCGCGGTGACCGCCGGCTACACGGTGCAGGCTGCGGACCTCGGGCAGGATCTGACGGTCGTGGTCACGGCGCACAAGTCCGGCCACGTCTCCGCGTCGGCGCAGTCGGCGGCGGTGAATGTGCCGACGGCGGAACCGTCGCCGGGTCTGTTCTTCGCCCTGCCTGACACGTCCGATTCGCCGAAGCTGTCGCTCGCGCACTACTACCCGCCGATGCCGCGCACGTTCAATAACAGCCAGAACGATGCGTACACGACGGCGTATCTGCCGGTGAACGGTGAGGGCGGGATCCACGCGAGCTTCGGCGGCTGGGTGCGGAACCGTCCGATGACGGACGCCCCGTACCCGAATCCGTACATCGAGACGATGCACCGTCGCTGTATCGAGGACGCGATCGCGGGCGGTATCGATGGGTTCTTCGTGGACATTCTCGGCGCGTCGGGTCCGAACTGGGACCGCCTCGTCGGGCTCGCGAAGACCGCGTCCAACGAGTATCCGGGGTTCTGGATCGTGCCGATGCTCGACTGCAACGGGACGACGGCGACGAGCCAGACGAACGCGGTGATCGCGGCGAGGATCGCGCACTTCGCGAACCGCCCGTCGGCGTACTACCTCCCGAACGGCCGCTACCTCATCTCGGGGTATCGGACGGTGTTCAACGGCGTGAGCAACGCGAACAGCGCGACGAAGTGGCAGCAGATCTTCGATCTCCTCGCCTCGAACCACGGGCTCAGCAACCCGGCACTCGTCGGCGTGTTCAACAACTGGCAGGCGCAGTACACCGGCGGAGCGTTCAATGGGAAGCTGTACGCGGCTGGCCGGTGGGCGATCGCCGCGGACCCGCAGGTGTGGGCGCAGACGGGCGACACGGCCGCTCTGGTCCGCTCCCGCGGGGAGAAGTACCTCGCCCCGATCTGGGCTCAGGACATGCGCCCCCGCGACCACTGGTTCGACGAGGCCCGCAACACCGGCAGTCTCCGCGAATCGTGGAACCGGGCGATCGCGGACGACGCGGACCTCGTGCAAATCTGCACGTGGTCGGACTTCACCGAAGGCTCCGCGATCATGTCGAACGTGAAGGCCGGGCACGCCTGGATCGACGTGTCGGCATGGTGGCAGTCCCGGTGGAAGACCGGAGTGTTCCCCCCGATCCTCCGCGACGCGATGTACGTGTCCCACCGGAACCAGATGGCAAACGCGACCATCACGGGCGGGCAGTCCACGTTCATGACGCACCGCAGCGTCGGCAACCGCAGCACGTTCCGGGAGCACGTCGAGATCCTCACGTTCTTCACCGCCCCCGCGACGGTGAGCGTGAAGATCGGGTCGACCACGTACAACTACACCGCCCCCGCTGGCATGAACGTGCAGACCTACGCGATGGCTCCCGGCGAGGTGTCGGCGAAGGCGGTGCGCTCCAGCGTGGAGATCGCTCGCGTGAACAGTCCGGTCGTCATCAAGTCGACGGCCGCGAACGACGACCGCGAGTACTGCATCTTCTCCAGCCTCCGCGGCACCGCAGGACAGTACGACCCGACGCCGGGATCACCGTCGCCGAACCCCGCGAATTACATCACGTGAGAACGCCCCCGCCTGGGTGGAACCGTCCGGTTCCCCCTCGGCGGGGGCTCTTCTCACGTTCACGAGCTGTCGTCGAGGGCGCCCATCCACACCCAGCACCGATGCTCACGCTCGCCGACCCGGAACCGCACGCCGACCGCCTTCGAGGTCCACCTGCACGCCTCAGCGTCCACGCGCACCGGGATCCCCCCGAACCGCACCCACACCTTCACGGGCTTCGGGATCGGGTCGATCGTCACGGTCAGCCGATCCAGCTCGAGCTCTTCGGCGGACAGTGTCTGCAGCGGTCCGGATTCCGCGGTGCGCTGCAGGATGCGTTCGTCCATCTGCCGGTCGACGGCATCTGCGTAGCGTCTGTTGGTGCCCACTGGTCGGGTGTCTCCTTTCCCCGGCCGAGACCATCAGGGTACGACGACACCACCGACACTGCTACCCGTGCAGCCCCGGCAGGTCGTCGCCGTCGGCAGGACGCTCCGCCCACGGGATCTCGATCGCTTCCCCGCACCACCCGCACGCGAACGCGCCGTCGACCGCGCGCATCACCGTGCCGCACGCGGGGCACCGCGGCTGCTCCGCCGCGTCGAGATCATCCATTCCTCAGATCGTCGCAGAACGCCCCGTCAGGCGTCCACCAGTCCGGTGGGCCCTGGCGGGGCGTTTCGTGCGTCCACGGCGCTCCTGGCGCGTGTCGCGTGGGGTTACGCGGCGCGTGGGAGCCGCCCAGAGCGCGCCTGAATCGGTCGGGGCCGTAGCGCAGCGATCCCGTCACGCTTGCGCTGCTCACTGACAGCCGTGTAGATCTGCGTCGACGTCAGCGTCTCGTGCAGCATCAACTCCTGCACGACGCGTATGTCGACGCCGGCGTCGACGAGGTCGGTCCCGAACGAATGCCGCAACGAGTGCGCCGTCAGCTTCGGGTCGAGGATCCCGGCACGCCGCTTCGCCTTCGCGACGAGGTCTGTGACCGCGGCGCCGGAGATATGCCCCGCCTGGCCCCGTCGCGCGGGGAACCACCACCCCGCCTCCGGCATCGTGTGCGCGAGCTCCGCGATCATCGGATGCAGTGGAAGCCATCGCTCCTTGCCGCCCTTCACCGTCACGCGGATACGCGTCGCGAGCTGGTCGATGTCGTGCCCGTGGACCGCGGCGATCGTCGACACGCGAAACCCCTGGTAGTAGCCGAGGAGGATCATCGCCCGCGTGCGCCGGTACGCGCCGCTGGAGAGCATCGCGTCGACCTGGCTCTCCGTGAAAGGGCGCGGCTGAGCGCGCGGGACGCGCACGATCGGGAGCCGTGCGGACGGGTTGTCATCCCGGATGCCTTCGTCCTGGAGGAAGCCGTAGAACGCGCAGATCGCGCCACGCTCGGTGCGCCTCGTGTTCGCGGCGACGTTGTCGCGGCCGACGTGCCGGCGCAGGGTGAACACGTCGCAGTCGATGAGGCTGTCGGTTCGCTTCGACAGGGTCGTGAGGATGCTCCGGCGGTTCCGGATGGTCGTGTCGGCGAGGTTCTTCGCCCGTTGATAGTCGGCGAACATCTCGAGGGCGCTGGCGTCTGCTTCACGCAT